TATGCAAAGTTCTATCATTTTTAACTTCGACTGTTACTTCTCCATAGTGTGTTTCAACAAATAAATCATGTGTTTTAACATTACCTTTAACAAGCTGGGTATTTGGATATTTATTTTTTATTCTATTTGCAATTATTTGTTCACCAACATGACCAAAAATTAAATCACCATCAAAATTATCTGTATATTTATTCACTTCTTCTTTTCCTTTTTCTTTTTACCAAATATTTTTTCCCAGTTAGCATCAATTTTCTTCTTATCTTCTTTCCTTCTTTTGCTACCCTTTCCACCATCTTTAACATCATTCCACTTAGACATAATTAACCTTCTGAAAATTAACTGATTTATCTAATTTAGATAGCAATACTTTTGCTTGCATAAAATCTTTAGGTAAACATCTTAATAATTCTTCTACACTAAATATCACCATATCTTTTTCTGCTTTGTGTATTTTTTCTAATACAGGTTTATCAGCATCAGTATCACAAATCAATGCTGTCTTATTATCAAAGTTAAAACATCTAGCATTAGGTTGTATTTGTATATATCCACTTTCTTCACATTTGATATTTAATTGCTCAAAAGCTCTTATCATCATTTCAACCATTTTTAGTTTCTTTTGAACAGTATCGTTTTGTAAAGATTCTTTTAGCATTTGTTCTGCTCTACAAAACTTAATCTCAAAATTAACACCTACCATTTTGAAGATACGTTTTCGATTACCCCACTTAACATAAGTATCAAGTTCATAAGTTCTTAATTCTTTTAACTTTTGTTCTAAAGTTTCGTCTAAATATGTTTTTACAGGTTTGGTCATAATACTCGAATCTCATAGTGGTTTGGGTTGGTTGTATTAGAAATACAAACCAAACCAACCAACTTTTTGATGATTTTGCTAAAAAACCAAACCAAAACCAAACCTAAACCAAACCTAAACCAAACCTTCATTAAATATCTCCTTATCTAAGTTTTTAGACTGATAACCATATCCTTCTTTGTAATGGACTAGCTCATTATCTTTTAAATCTCTTAATCTTGACTTCAACGTACTATCGTTAATCTCCATTTCATTTAAAAGAATAGTATGCTTGACCCAGTAACTAACAGGGTCATTTGGTGCTTTTTCTTTTTGTATCTTCTCAATAGCTTTTATAGTTTCTTCTCTTGCTCTTGATAAACCTATCTTTCTAGGCGATTCGTCAGTCAATGCCAATACGCCTGATGTAACACCTTCATATCCATATAATGTAAGTTCTTTAAATTGGAAATATAAATCATCTATAGGCGTACCATCTTTAACTAATGTTTGCTTCAAAGTAACAAGCATAGCCTTATCATCGCTGTTCTTATCTCTATCTACTCTAAATTCATAATCAAGAGCTGCTGGTAATACTGAGCTTCCTCTAGCTCTACCATTAGAACCATGACCTGTATGATGCACAATAACCATAGATGCACTAAATTCTTCCTTTAGCTCATCAATACGCTGGATAAACTTATTCATATCCTCAGTGCTGTTCTCATTAAGACCATAGTTTCTAGCTAAAGTATCAACAATAATCATGCCCACATTCCCATGTTCTCTTTCTATGTCTCTACAAACCTCTTGCAACATAGCAAATTCAGCATCATCACCTATTCTTGAACCCCTATTAGATATTAATAAAGGTGCTGCTGATAAACTTCTGCTATAGAACTGCTCATAACTCTTAATACGTCTAGCAACAGCAGTATGACCCTCACCAGCTAAATAAAGCACTGTAGATGGTTTAGTATCAAATCCATAGAAATCTTTACCTGATGCAATAGAGCAAGCCATAGCAATAGCTATAAATGACTTACCACTCTTAGGTGCTCCATAAATACTTGTAACTGTAGCTCTTTCAATACATTTATCTACCAACCAGTCAGGCTCAGTCATCTTCTCCATAATCTCATTGACTGTTTGGAAATATAAAGCACCTTTAGGACGTGCTACCTCATTCTTGTTTATATAATCTTCTAATTGTTTTGAATCTTTAAAATAACCTGATTCGTATGCATCGTATAAATCATCTTTCTCATTAAAGTCTGCTGGTGGTTGTACTATCTTCACCTTGCATTGATTTTCTTTTAGATACTTAGATATATCATTTGCACACTTAATACCTGCTTCATCGTTGTCAGGAAATATAACTACTTCTCTGCCAAATATAGGACTCCAATCTGCTTTCTCCCAAGAATTAACTCCACCATGCCAAGTACAGCTATCACCCTCATAAATCGCTTCACATCCTCTTAGAGCCTTCTCACCTTCATTTATGATAATAGCCTTGTCAGGGTACTTATTTGTGTAATAAATAGGTAGTAAGCCTTCAGGTCGCTTCATAGACCAACTGCTATCAGGATTAAGGGTAAATGGTGCGTATTTTTGTTTAATAAAATGTCCTTCAGGGAATCTTAAAACCATAAAGTTATCAGCATACTTGACCTTCACAATAGCTTGTTTGTAAAGGTCAATCATCTGCTCACGAGAGAATGACCTAGCATTACTGGTGGTTTTGCTTTTAGGGGGAGAAAAACCACTTAATAAGGAGTCATTAGATTGTAATGCTAAGTCATAACCAAACTGTTTTAAAACTGTATTGACATCTTGATTCATGTGTTTAATTAAATCTATTAATCCACCACCTAAATCGTTTTCAAAATCCCACCAAGTTCCAGCATCAATATTAACTACTAGAGAGCCATGCGTTCCATATCGCCATTCATGTGACTTTTTAGAACTAGGCTCACCTAGTAGTTGTAATGCAACTTCAGGTGCAATTCTTTGCCAATCTACTGACTGCATCAGAATGGTATATCTTCATCTGTCAGTAAATCGTTGCTATCGTTTACCTGTTTATTTACTAAATCAGCTAAACCATCATTAGGACTTTTAAATCCATCGTCTGCACTTGAGCCACCATCATTGTCATAAAATGGTGGTATCACAAAGTTATCAAATCTAGGTGCAAACTTAGTAAATTCAAAACTAAGCTCACTTGACCTACCCATGCCAACCTGTATTTCTTTTGAACCTTTATATTCAACAACAGGTAAAGAATCACTGTTAGCATCCATTTGATTCCAAAAGCCAGTTAGTATCTTATTAAAGGCACTAGATTCAGCAAATGTAAACCTACTCCAAATAAGTGCATGGTCATGCCCATGTGGCATTACACAACAACTAAAGGCTCTTTTCCAATCGTCTGCTGGTTTAGGTTCTGCAACACCAAACTTAGCATCCCATTGATATTGATATTCACCTGCATATCTTCCCCAGCCACTTTTAAAAGTTGCAGGGTCAAATTGCAGATATTTAAACTCAATTTCAGTTTCTCCGTTTACAAAGAACTTCTGTTGAGCAGTTTTGAAAGCAAGATAAACTTGCTGACTCTCATTGTTGGGATTACTCATCCCACCTAATATGTCTACCATATTATTCTCCATATTAATGTATTGTTTTCTCAATACTGTTTAAATAATCAGTTTCAAGTTGGGTGTAACACCTTTCCTTAAAACTTTCATAATCCTCGTCATTTATAATTCCGAGAAATTCGCAAGCACTTTGTATTTTTTCATAGGCGAACCTACAATAATCCTCAAAGTCCTGCTCAAGCAGGTAGCTGTTTAAATCCATCTGCCTTTTGTATGATTTCATCTAACCTTTCACATATATCTGATAAAGGACACATATATGTGCAATCCCAATTAGCTTTATCAAAGTTGTTCATTAAAAATAGTGGCACTACGCACATAATGTTTCTTCTATCAAACTTGTATATCAATATAGGTATCAAGTTATCACCAGCACTATCTATTGCTTGTTGCCACCATTCGTTCTTGTAAATATTCTGCTTGCCATTGTTCTTGTATCTCTTACATTCAATCGCAAAGTTTCTGAAATAAATGTCAGCCATGCCTTTAGTTTGATACTGGTCAAGATTTCTTTTTACTCTCTCATCTAAACCCTTTTCTTCTAAAACTGCATTAAGTTTGTTTACTATAACTCTCTCAAATGCTGCACCTTTATTTCTGCTGTTTACCATCAATCTAACTCTGTAATTATGTATATAAATGCTAATACACTTAAAATGATTCCTATAAATACTAATCCAAATATTCCTGCAATAAAATATAGAATCCACTCAAGCATCGTAATCAGTCCTAACTACTTTGCCACTCATATAGGTTACTTCCCTGTAATGCTTGCCAGCACCTTTTTGGAAATAATATGTCTTGATTTGCTTGTCTAGCTTTTCAGCTTCTAGTTCTTTTCTGCGTTGGTCTACTTTTGCTTTATGCTGACCCATGATTATTCTCCTTATAAGAAACCATGCCTAGCTTCAGCAATAGCTGAGTAGCAGATTCAATGTTCATGTTATTTGTGATTGCAAACACCTTGATATCCTTATGTAATTCTTCAGGAATCCAAAGTGCCTTTTTTGTTTTTTCGTCCATAATGACTCTCCACTTTTTATATTATATTTAATTTGATAATAAAGCTAGAACTTTATTACCTACTCTTCCAAAAACCCTTATACTTAGTTCAAGGGCAAATGATAAACTCTCCATAAATCTAAATACTCTCATATATCTATTGCCCTTACTTATAAAACCAAATCAACAACATTAGGACTATTGTAAATACTAAGAGGTTTACCCTTTTGATATTCTTTATAATCATTCAGGTATTGCTCCATCATAGTCCAGCCATAATCCATTTGTTCTTTTGTGATTCTAAACACCTTAGATGCAAAAGGTTGTACTTTCTCTTGGGCTATGAATAAGAAATCAGTTACTTCATATCCAGCCATCTCAACTCCTCTTCTATAATAAGCAGCTTGCATATCATAGCCATACTTCTTAACTGAATAATTAAAAGCATGAGGTTCGCAAGATATAGTAGTTTTATAATCTATAACGACTATCTTGTTATCTGAGTTAGGTTCATCTAAAGGCGGACACATAACATCAGGTCTGCACTTACATAGCACATCATCTTCATACCAGTAGATACTTGCTTCAGGTATTTTGCCAGTTGCATTTAGATAAGCATTACCCTCATATATCATATTCTCTTTCATGCCAGTAATAATTTCAGCTTCATCTTTTTTTAATACTATGAATCCTTGCTCTTCGTATTCAGCCTTCTCTTCTTTATATGCTTTAGTATAAGGAGAACCTGTAAGCACTCTGACTTCTTTATCAAATGCTTCTTGTCCTTCTACTAATAAAGAATGAGCTGCTGTGCCAAACTTAAGTGCTGGAGTAGATTCAGAAGTATAGTTGACTGCATGAAGTTGGGATTGCCCAAACCTTCTAACATAACTACTGCTGATTCCTACGCTTGCATGATAGTCCTCATTGGGTAGGTCTTTATAAATAAGAGCTTGACCCTTTTGCTTAGATTCAAAGTTTTTAAGTGATTCTATTTTCATTTATTAACTCCCATCAAATAACCTATCTCGTATAAAGAATCTCTGACTACATATTCTCTATTCTCAGTTTGCACTTTAGTTTCACCAGTAAAGACATCTCTGTAATACCCTCTGATTTGTCTTATGTTTAGTATCAAGGGTTTTGTTTGCCCTACTTCGTTTAGTGTTATCTCTCTCATTTTCTATTGTTCCTGTCGTTGATTATTAAAGCTGCTCCATAACATAAATAACACATAACAGCTAACATTATTAAAGTTTGTGGACTCTCAATCATGCTTTTACTCCTTCTAAAATTATATTGACGTGTTTCATAATGTGCTTAGGCAATTGGTCATTATTTTGCTGTTCAGGATATATAAGATAATATTCTCTTTCCCATTCTTCATGTGGTGAATGTGGACTGTTGTAACTAAAATGCTTTATAACCTCAACTGTATACGATTCATCCTTATATTCTGTGATGTTTTCTTTTATATCTTTGATGATAATATCAGTATCTTTGATATCCCAATGCTCACAATTATCACCATCAAGACAGGTAATTTGGTATTCGTATCCCACTCTCATTACTTATCTCCCTCTCTTAACTTAGCTTTCTCAATAGCAATTCTTTGCCACATAAAACTAGCATCTCTATCTTGTTTGGCTCTGAGCTTATCCATCTTCTTCTCATACTCAGCATTAATGTTATCAAGTTGCTTTATTAGATTTTCTAGATTTTCATATTTGTTCATGTTATTTAACTCCTTATTTTTAATTAACATACTACCCATTATATATAAAAATATATAAATGTATACAATTATTTTAAATTCTTTTTATTTAATTTATGAATCTTATAAATGCCTTTCTGATAATCAAAATCAGATTGCATATCTTCCCAAATCTCGTCTTTAATTTCTTGTTTGATAGAAGCATCAACTTTAGTTACTAATTCAAACTCAGACTTCTTAGGAATCCACCATTGATGATTCAATGATTTGTATTCAGGAGATGGTTGACCTGAGTCTTTCCATCTCCATTCAATAGCACCATATTTGGTATTGCACATTAGGTTCATTGTTTCTTCTCCTTTTTATAAATAGTATTTAATGTTTCTGCAATCATCTCTTTATTAGTATCAAATTTAAAATCATGCAAAACTATTACATTTTGTTTTCTAAGTTCTTGTGCTCTTTCTTCTTGATTTAGAATCTTATCTATAATGCTAGCCATTCTTCTTCTCCTTAGTTAATTTAACCTTATGCCCTTGTGCAATTAATCTAGCTCTCTTACTAGCCATGTAGAATATGTCGCTAGTCTTGATAGCAACCACCCAGCCTAAGCTAGGTAGTTGAACTTGTAGTGTGTATCTAGTTGCTGACATTATTTACTCCTTAGATGTATATATACTCTTCCTGAGCTTTAGTAATTTTATCTCTAGCAATTTGAAATTCTTCCCAAGTAATCATCTCTCTTGAATATTTCTCTTGCAATAATTTAAGTTGTGCTTCTAAAACAGCTAACTCTAGTTTGCTTATACTTGTTTCATTTTCCATGTTATTTAACTCCTTATTTTTAATTAACATACTACCATTATACATATAAATATATAAATGTATACAATTATATGAAAATATTTTAATTTATTTTTAGGTGCTAAATTATAGGATTCAGAACTGGTACTGAGCTAAGACTGTCTAGTGTTTCTTTTAGGGATTCTAATTCCATATCATCAGTTATGGATTTCTTATCAAAAGTGAAATAGTTTTGTGATGATGTATTTGCTTTAAACATAATATGCTTCTTGTCATCATCAAAGAAAACAAAAGCTAGAATATCGCAAGTATATTGTCTATAGGTTTCAGATTGTGACCTTGAGTTCTCAGCAGCAAATACAAATTTCTTTTCTTTAGTTGCTCGTCTGCTTTTTACTTGCACTGTATATTTAGCTGAACCAAATTCAACCATTAAATCAGCAGGATGTTTTTCTTGGGTTGGGTAACAAAAGTCAGCGTACTCAAGCAGAAAAGTTTGTACTAATGATTCTCCTAATGCACCAAGTCGAGAATTAGCTTGATGTTGGTCTGATGTTTTTCTTGGCACTTTTACACAAAGCTAGTTTTCTTGAATTCCTAGCTGCTCTATTTGGTGTTTGAACTGCATACTTACTTCTTAAAACTTCCTCTGATGCTTCTAACCAGCATCCCATCTCCATCAATGCTCTTGTTTGTCTAAAATTCATAAATCCTGCTATACCCATTTGAAATGCCATATCAACACATACTTCTTGAGCAGGTACAGGAAAACTTCTCCATACTTCCCACATCTTGTCTAAATTAGCTACTACTCTATTGATATCATTCTCAAGCAAATACATAGCTTCATCTTCTGATATACCATTAGCTTCTAAGTTCCTGCCTACTCCTATTGTTAGCTTGTTAGCACTACAATGATAAGGTTGACATACCAACCCTTCATTCTTGATTAGCATTTCTTTGATGTTGTCGTACATTATTTTGTTAATCCTTTGGTTTTCTCATAGCTTCTCATTCCACCCAAACCAAGCATCCCCATTAATACAGGTAGCATGGTAGAAGTATCAGCTTGAGGTACGTCAATGCCAAAAGGTGCTAATAAAGGACTAATTAAAAAGTTGACTGCAAAACCTGCAACACATACCCAAGCTGTTGCTGGTCTCCATGATGATTGAAACCAGTTACCTTTAGCTTCTTCTTTATTGACTTCTATTTGTGCTTTTGCAATTTCGTGAATATGTTTTTCTGACATAGTTGCAAGTTCGTGTGCAATCTTTTGTTTGACATCAGCATCAGGAATGAATTTATCTAGGATATCGCTGATAGGTTTGATAAGTTTATCTATCATAAATTTGTGCTTGTTAGATTAAACCTCTAACTATAATAGTAATTAAGGATGCAACTATTGTTGTAAGACCGCCTAATAACCAAAGTTTCATACTATTTATTGATGCTTGTAAATCATCAGTTTTTCTATAAATAGTTTTCCACCTTTCTTCGCACATTTTTTCATGGACTCTTAAATCTGAATGTACATCATTAGCGGTCTTTCTAGCTGGCATTATTCTTCCTCTACTACCTCAACTTCTTCTTCAGCATTGATAGCTCTATCAAACGATTCAATTACTAAGTTTTTATATTCGTTAGTAATGACATAATCATCATAATGCTCTTGAAGTCTAGCTAGTTTTTTACCAGCAACATTTAACTTAGCAGCAAGTGCCATTTGCTCTTCGTTTAAATCAGAAGCTCTGTACTCTACGTTATTAAATGTGATTACTACTGGTTCTTGGTTTTCCATTTTATTTTCTTCTTTACTCATTTAACTCTCCTATAAGTTATTTAAAATTAAATTATATACTAAGATTCTAAAGTTTTTGTTACTGACGTTGGATTTTTTTGACTTTCTATTTGTGAATCTAAATTTGCTTCTAAATCTGCAACAGCTTCTTCACCCATAGCATCAATAACCCAGCCTTTAACCATATCTGATGTTACATCAGCAAATGATGTAAAGTTAGATAAATCAGATGTATCTAATGATTGTGTACCATAAGATGATGCTGAATAATCTCCATCTTTTTTAGATACTAACCAATGAACGTTATAAATTACATCATCATGCCCTTCTTCATTTGGTTTTACGTCTACTGTATTTACATTCCATTCCATTAGTATTCTCCTTTAAGTAAGTTAATTTCAGATTGTAAGGCTTCAATCTGTGTTTGTTGTTCTTGTATAGCTTTAACAAGTAGTGGTGTAAGTTTTCCATATTCCATACCTTGCATATTTTTATCGTCTTTCTTACCTGAAACTCCCTCATACCAACCAGCTTCCTGAACTTCATGTGCTAAAAAACCTTCTGAAGTTTCACCTGATTCTTTCCACTCATACTTAACAGCTTTTAATTTTAAAACTCTTTCTAATCCTTTATCTAAAGGTCTAACATTTTCTTTTAATCTATAATCTGAAGATGTTGAAAAAGTAACAGAACCAGTATTTGTATGTTCTACAGCTCCAATATCAGTACCAGCATTATTATAAAATCTTATAAAATCTCTATTAGGATTTGGATTACCAGTATGTTGTATTGCAGAAATATATCCATCTGCCCCAGCACTACCTTGCACAAATAAGCGTTCTGAGCCAGCAGATGCTATTGGAGCTGTTGTACCTATACATACAGAGCCTGAAGAATCAATACGCATTCTTTCTGTGCCAGCAGTTTCTAAAATTAAATCGTGACTTGTTGATGTCCCAACAAATCCTCTTGTAGCATCAGTTTGAAGAACAAGTTGAGCTCCAGAATTAGTGTTTAAATATGTTTTTCCTGAAAGGTAGAGGTCTTTAAATCTTAATCCACTTTGTCCTAAATTTACTGCATTATCAGCACTAGGTTCTATACGAGCTTGACCTGTTGCTGTTGATGTTAAAACTTTTATATGGTTTGTTTGGTTACCACCAAGATAAATAACTCCACCATTACTATTATAAGAAGTATTACCACTATCAGATGAAATACTTCCAACTGTTGAGCCGTCTTTGCTAAAGACAACAATTTCTCCATCAGATGTCTGTCTATTAAAATGACCAGCTTTGTTACCGCCTCTTGATGCGTAAACCAATCCCGAGCTATTTATTGTTGTAGTATCGTTTGCAAAAGCTGAAGTTCCACCCACCAACACGTTGCCATCACCATCAACACGCATTCTTTCTACAAGGGTAGTACTTCCTTTAACATAACCACCAAATTTTATGTCAGATGTTTTAGAAGATGTTGTTGTATTGCCAAAAGTAATTCTTCCAGAACTTCTGCCTGTGTTTGTTTGTGATACTGTTCCGTTGTCAATTAATAAATTAGAAGATATACCACCACTTAAAGCATTTCCTGATGAGAATAAAGAAACACCATTCATTACTCCATTATTTGTAGTGCCACCATAAAAGACTGTACTAGAATTTGTGTAAGTAGGAGCTACTCCAGAAACGTGTAATCTGGCTTGTGGACTACTCACTCCAATTCCAACGTTGCCACCTCTTAAATTCATTGTTTCTGTAGCACCAGCAACAAATCTCATTCTTCCACCTTCACCAGCAGCAGAAGCAAATTGAGTTATACTTCCATAATCAGCGTCTGAACTATCACCTAAATTTAAAATAGCACCATAACTTGTAGTTCCTGCTTCAATTTGAATACGAGTATAATCAGCATCTTTAACGTGTAATACTTGTGAAGGACTAGTCGTTCCAATACCCAATCTCTCAGCACTTGCATCCCAGTATAGAGCTTGGCTTGAACCTGCTGTGTTGTAGAAGGATATGTCTCCGTCTTTACTTATTGTTGCTCTTTTTGTTGCATCACTACCATTCGCATTAGTGTAAAAATTTAAATTATGACCACTATTTGCATCAACTTGCTCTGCTTCAATAATTGCTTTTCTTGTTGCGGTTCTTCCAAGAAAAATAGATGAATTATACCCAGTATCTGGAGCATACATTGACAATGTTAGATTAGAAGAACTGCCACTAGATAAAGTAGCATCACCATCAACAGTCAAACCATCAGCAGTTACTGTACCTGTTACGTCTATGCCTGTTGAGGTTGTGGCTAGTTTGGCATTACCATAATTATATAAAATTGCAGAACCTGCACTTCCATCTGCTCTAAAATAATCTGCCAATCCACCTGAACCATTGTCAGATTGAATAATTACATCATAATCATCACTAGAGTTTGATATTAAAAAAGTTCCTGTATAGTTTTCAATAGTACCAGTTGTGCCGCTATGATACATTTTTAAATCTGAATCAGCTCCAAAGATAGCTTTGTCGTTATCAGCAAATAATATGTCATTACCATTAGATGCTAAATCACCACCAAGCTGAGGAGTTGTATCTTCTACAACATTATTAATAGAAACAGCTTGAGCTCTAGCATCAGTGTAATAAAGGTTGCTTCCTTCAGCTAAATCGCCAGTATCTTTTGTTGCAAGTCTTGTATCAAAATCAGAGTTAGCTCTTGCACTTGTATAATATAAATTAGTTCCTTCAGATAAATCACTTGTAGACTTACCACTAAATGCAGAATCAAATCTAGCTGTTGTATAGTAAAGATTGCTTGAACCCTCAGATACATCATCAGTATCTTTGGTTGCAAGTCTTGTATCAAATCTAGCATCTGTATAGTAAAGGTTACTGCCTTCAGATAAATCACTTGTAGACTTAGCAGTAAAAGCAGAATCAAATCTTGCTTGCGTATAGTAAAGGTTAGAGCCTTCTGTTAAATCATCAGTATCGTGATTAGATAAGCTAGAAACTGTACCTGTAACTGCTCCAGTAACATTACCTTCAATATTAGCAACTAAAGTACCAAGTGAATTAAGAGTAATATTACCTGTAGCACTACCATCTGCTGTTGTTAATCCTAAAGTAAACTTATCAACAGATTCATCCCACATAAAGATACCATTATCAGCAGTACCTCTATTAATAAGCATACCTGAATCGTTTACAGGGCTACCTGTTAATCCTGCATTAAGCTGGAATAAGTTATCTTCTATATCTAGGTTAGTAGTATCAAGAGATGTAAGAGTACCATTTACTGTTAGATTGCCTGCTACTGTTAAATCAGATGCAATTTGAACATCATCAGGTAGTGATAGTGTTATATTTGCAGACTCACTACCACTTCCTGACACTGAAATCTTATTAGCTGTTCCTGTTATCGTTGCAACATAGTTACCTGTAGTATCAGTTCCTAATGCAACTGAATTAGCATCTACACTTGATGCTTGTATTCCTAATGCATCAACAAATGCTTTAGTAACTCTTGCATCTATAGCTGAATTAGCTCTTGTATCTGTATAGTATAAATTTGTGTTTTCTGTTAAATCAGAAGTTGTTTTATTACCAAATGCAGAATCAAATCTTGCAGTTGTGTAATATAAATTAGTTGACCCTTCACTTAAATCATCTGTATCTTTAGATGTAAAAGCTGAATCAAATCTAGCTGATGTGTAATATAAATTAGTGCCTTCTGCTAAATCAGTTGTAGACTTAGTTGCAAGTCTAGTATCAAAATCTGTATTTGCTCTTGCTGATGTGTAATATAAATTAGTAGTTCCTTCTGAAACATCATCAGTATCTTTAGTAGCAAGTCTTGTATCAAATGCAGAATTAACTCTTGCATCTGTATAATAAAGATTAGAGCCTTCAGTTAAGTCTCCAGTATCTTTAGTAGCTAATCTAGTATCAAAATCTGAATTAACTCTAGCTGTTGTGTAATATAAGTTGCTACCTTCTGTTAAATCACCTGTATCTTTAGTAGCTAATCTAGTATCGAAATCTGTATTTGCTCTTGTAGTTGTATAGTAAAGATTGGTATTTTCAACGACTATAGAAGTATCAAGTGTTGCTGTTGATGATTGATTAGAACCATTACCTATAAATATCTTGCCATTATCTAAGTTAGGCGTAGCATTACTTCTACCAGCACCACCTACTTTTATTGAACCAGCACTTGCATGACTCCTAATAACTTTACCTATATTTTGTATTTGACTTGATTCTCCTGTTGGAGCTGTAGTTGTATAAGCACCTGCTGTTGTAGATACATAAAGTATTTGCCCTTCAGATACACCTGAAGTGTCTAATTCTTCAATAGTACCAAAAGTAACCACTTGTAATGCAGCATTATCATTAGCATCAGATAAAGCTAATCCAAATGCAGGCATTTTAGAAGCATCATCAGCTTTAGCCTGACCGACTGTTGGCACATCACCTGATACGCCTGATATATAAACTACATCACCTTTGCTTAAAGCACCATCTGCTTTAGCATTAAATCTTATACCACCTTCTAAATCACCTATAAATTCTTCACTTGCTGTAATAATATTAAAAGTAACATCATCAGTAGTAGCTACAGCTTGTCCTATAGCAATACTAGGAGTAGAACCTTCACCAGTTCCACCTGTTACTGTTACACCAGTTCCACCTGATAGTGATTCAACATAATCACCAGTTGTATCAGTACCTAAAGTAATTGAATTAATTTGAACTACTGTATCTATATCTATATTGGCACTACCATCAAAAGAAGCTGAACCTACAACATCTCCTGATAAAGATATGGTTCTTGCTGTACTTAGAGTATCAGCAGAATCAGCATTACCTGTTAAGTCTCCAGTGACATTTCCGACTAGGTTTCCAGTGACATTACCAACGACATTACCTGTTAAGTCACCTGTAAAAGTATTAGATGCAGTAATACTAACACCTGTAGTAATCCAAGCATTATCAGCAGCGTTTCTTATCTTTAATACGCTATTAGCTGTATCTACCCATAATTGATGTGCAAATGTAGTTGATGGTTCAGTTGCTCCACTATTGACTGTCACAATAGCAGATAAAGCATTGTTTAAATCTGCTCTAAAATCTGCACCTGACTGGTTTGCTATGTTGTAATCGTGTTGTGCCATAATAAAATCCTATTTTATATATCTTAAATCATTCAGGGATACTTGGAAATATTACATCAGCAATATTATTGACTGACTGATGTGTAGATGGTAAATCTCTTAATGATTGCCTATATGTTGCCCATTCTTGTTTTTTAGAATCAGATAAAGGACAGTCATTTACTTGAGTCCAATCTGATTCTTTTAATAATTCGTTTCTTTTGTTTCTTAATATCTCTAGTGTATTATCAGTTCTTATTACTGCTTCGCCATCAACTATCTTATATTCATTAGGTTGATAGCTGCCTTCAATAATACCCTGTCCTTCTGTTAAACCTACTTCATTTATTTCTGCAACAGTAGAAGTTGAATGTTCTATTTCTCCTGTATCTAAATTGTATATAGTAAATATATTCATTATCTTGTATTATCCATCATTACATTAAGTGAAAGCTGAGTATGATTATAAGCCCCTGAAAAGTATACTCTCCAGTAAACAGTAGATTGTGATGCAGATAAAGTAGTTATCTGTCCTGTATAAACATAAGTATATCCTCTATAAGTTCCAGCACTCCAAGAGATATTAGTATTACCAGTTGCATTAGTCCAAGTAGAATTATCTAAAGAATACTGAACTCTACCGCCGCTTACATCACCTAAAACTCCTGAGAATATAGCAACATAACCTGCATTATCCCTAACTTGAGTAATAGTTACTGGAACAAATGAAGCATTACTACCTGTATATGGTGAAGTTCTTTGAACATAAGCCTGACTTTCTCTTCCAAGTGGGAATTTAGTTCCTGCTGTTACATGACTAACAATCGTAGAACTAACATTGTCAAAGCTCTTAACATTAAGAGTATCAACATTAATTCTTGCTGAATCTAATTGGTCAGCAGTAATCTTAGTTGCTGATATGCTATCAATCTTATCGTTATTAACCGCTAAGTCTGCTAATTGAGTTGTATCTACACCGCCTGATTTAATAATTAGATTGCCACTACCATCAGTGTCAATAGTAACGTTATCTATTTGAATATTATCAGCACTTAGACTGCCTGTTACAGTTGCACTTGTTATGTTTAGATTATTAGCAACTATGTCACCTGTAAATGTACCACTTGTAGCTGTAACATCACCTGTTATAGTTGCATTAGTTGCTGTTAAAGCACCTGTTGGAGTCACTCTAAATGGAGCAGAGCCAAATGTTGCATTACCTAAATAAATACCATTACTATCTGCTTTAAAAATACTATTACCTGAACCAATAGATATAGTTCCACCGCTTAAAGCACCTGTAAAAGTTCCATCCGCAGAACTTAAACTACCTGAAAAAGTACCATCTACACCACTAAGAGTACCTGTAAAAGTACCATCTGCCGAACTAAGACTGCCTGCAAATGTTCCACTTGTAGCAGTTATTGCTCCTGATATTGTTGCACCAGTAGCAGTCATAACTCCTGCTGAAGATACAGTAAAATTACCTGAGCCAATATTCATGTCACCTGCTGTAATAGAACCCATATCAGCAGAAATAGCTGATAAATTAGAAACATTCATCTCAGTTGCAGTAATAGTGCTAGCAGCTATTTGACTTGCTGTTATTGTATTAGCAGCTATCTGTCCTGCTGTAATAGTATTAGCAGCTATTTGTGCTGCTGTTATTGTATTTGCTGCTATTTCTGATGCAGTAATAGTATTAGCTACTATTTCTAAAGCTGTTACTGAATTGGCTGCAATACTATCTTGATTTACAGCATCAGTAGCTATCAAAGCATTAGTTACAGCATCATCAATTATTTTAGCTGTAGTAATAGCATCATCATTTATTAAAACTGTTGTAATAGCATTATTAGCTATTTGCGTAGTTCCAACACCACCACTTTTAATTATTAAATTTCCACTACCATCAGTATCTAAAGTGACGTTGTCTATTTGAATATTGTCAGCACTTAAAGTACCTGTACTAATATTATCTGCATCTAAATTAGTTACTGTAATTACTGAAGCATCAATAGTACCTGCTGTAAGTTTATTTGCTGTTAATGAATCTATCTTTGCATCAGTAACAGCTAAATTTGCTATCTTTGCAGTTGTAATACTAGCATCAGCAATTTTTGCAGAATCAATAACTGCATTAGCTATCTTTGCATTGGTTATAGCTAAATCTGCAATTTTACCTGTAGTGATTGCTAAATCATTAACTTTATCAGTAACAATAGCATCATCTTGAATATCAGCAGTAGCAGTAGGAGCATCACCAATAGTAAAGGTTAAAGTGGCTGCATCTGATTCTGAACCTAATACATTTAATGAAGTCACACTTGCAACATAATTAGAATCGACAGGTAAAAAGTTTAAATCACAATTCTCTACATCTACTATTCTATTTAAAACTTGATTGCTAGAACTATCTACAACATTAACCCTATATTGATAGTCAGGAAAATCTGTTGGTTCATCCCAAGATAAAAATGGTCTACCTGTAGAACTAGAATCAGTATCAGTAAAAGTAATATTAGTTGGAGCTTTAACTGCATAAGCAGAAGGTAAGTTAGCTAATTCTTCTACTGGTTCTTGAGGTGGTACTTCCCATGTATAAACATCAAAGTATTCTATTAAGCTAACTGCAACTAAACCACTTGACTGTAATTCTAATGCTTCAACTCTACAAACTTTACCTGAGAATCCTAAACCTGCATAAGTTAAATCTACTATATCTCCTACATTTAACTTATACATCTCAGGAGTTCCTAAAAACTGCATAGTTGTTTGGTTTCTACTTCTAGTTAATATTGCTTTACCCATGTTGTAAGCAATATATGGGTCGCTTATATATGGAAACTCAGCTTTAATTTCTAATATCTCATCATTGTCATCTGAGTAATATTCAGGAGTAGCATCATGTAAAACTGTAGCTGTATCTAATTCGTATTTTTTATTAGCATTAAAAAATTCAACAATAACTTTATTTGCTTTTTTGTCTTTATTGCCATAATCAACTGATATACCAGCATCAGAGATAATGTGATTATCATTAATACTAAATGAAGAAGTGCCTGTATCTTCTATTGATAATTCGTATTGACCATTAATATAAAGAAAAATACCTCTCATATTAGCAAGAAGTTCTTTAGCATTTTCCATTACATTTTTATTAGTATCTAAATAACCATTGCAATGAAATCTTTTTACTTTCAATAAAGATGAGCCTGTTTGTGATGAATAAGTTGAATCTAATGTGTCATTGATATAAACAATATATTCTTCATTAGAATCATAAAATTCATTTCTTTGTATTTCCTTTATGTCTGCTCCATCTATAACACCATCACCATTAGCATCATAAATATATATTTGCTCACCTATTTTATTTTGCCACCAGTTCAAATTAGCATCAGTACCACTAATAGTTATAAAATCATCACCAGCAGTACCACTCCAAGTAAGTGATTGTGCTGTTCCATTAAAATAAGGCTGGTCAACTAAAATATCACAAACGTTAGCAGCAGAGCTAAAAGTAGACATATTAATTTGTGATTGTGTTAGACCTTTACCATATTCATTATTAGTAATGTAATCTAAGAAACATAAAGCTGGATTATCTGAATATTCATAAGTAGATACAGTTCCAAATGTTTGACCTGAATCTCTTGGGTCAAATACCTTTTTACCTCTTACTTGTACTGTTAATTGTGGAACTCCTGACCAAATACCTTCCTTATCATAACCATAATGAGCAGCTATATAACAAATACCATCTAATCTATGTGCTGAAGTCCAATTGGGCATAGATGCAACCAACATTGGGTCTGCTGTTTGTGATGCAGCTCCATGATGTAGGTTCATAACATATCTATATTTTGATGTAGGACTTGTACCAAATTGACCAGCACCAGCATCAATACCAGTACCATTTTGTGAAACTGTATTTAATGAAC